GCTTGTGATCTTATATTCGTGATCGTGAAGGTGAAATATTTTATCCTTGCGGTCATTGATGGACTTCGTAAATGTTCCATCCAGGTGAACATCACTATGCGAATCCATCCAGTTGTACGTATTCCCCACAATGGTACGCTTGATAATCCCGGTTGATAGGTCATCAACGTAATGGGTGTTGAGTGCCTTTATAGCTGAACGCTCACCATCTTCAGTTCCGAACTGATCACTGAATTTCATCGTGGCTTTTTTCATCTCGATGAGTTCACGTTTATTCTTAACGAGGTATGTTATCAACTCCTGCGTAGTATCGAATTTAGGTAGGTTCATTTGTGTATTATTTTTCCGTTCATGTTCAGTTTATCTTCCTTCGACTTCTTTAATCCCGACCAATCAACCTTCTGCGCCTCATCCCACTTAGAATGACATATTGCCGCCGCTTGCGATCCATCCTGTGCGGTCCCATCGGCAAGCACAATCGGAATGCATCTATCCACAAACTCGGCTTCGGTTTCGTTAGGCTTCGGTTTGGGCATTGGGTTGTTGCATTGCGTTCGGTTTCTGTTGTATCATCTTAGATCCGGTCATCGGGACATCTGCAAGTTCTGCGTATGTTTCATGGGAGATAACCCCATCGCGTAGCATTATGCTCAATCGCTCTGTTTCCAATTTCTCCTCCTGCGCTTCCTGTAATTCATCCTCGCCCATAATCGGTAGCCATGAATAATCCAATATGTACTTACGGCCCGGATCAGCAATTTTAGCCGTAATCATTCCGGCAAAAGAATCCGCGATAGGTTGAATATCGTTTTGGTATGTTCCGATAGTGGCCTGTTTTTTATTCTCGTAGGTAGCGTCTTTCGTTCCGCTGAATACCCGGCGATCAATTCCAATGGAATCGCAAATAGTTTGGAAATCCATCTCATCACCTTCATGCAGCATAAGATCCCGAACCGGGAATGATGTAGGATTCCAACGAACGGCTGATTGAGAAATGATAATTTTTTCTCTGCCTCCATAAAGCCCTCGATCATTATCGAATTGCTTTTCGATTCGCTCCCTGTCTGGGTCACTCATCGGAATATTACCTACTGCATCCTTCGCCTCGTTGCTTAATATCCCGATCATTCCCTTTTTAACCGATATGATATTACGAGTCTTCAAAGAGGCCATGATATTCGATATGGGATAATTTAATCCAGGTATCTTACTTCTTCCCATGCCATCCTGAAACGACCAATTGGTAGCGTGATAAATAACATCTTTCACATCGTATTGCTTTTCATAGCCGCCGTAACAGAGCTTAAAATATTTCACGATGCCATCCAATTCATACTGATCGAACATCTTGCCTGTTAGCTTGATCTTCATGCGCTCGGATGGCAAGTGCCATAATGTTTTGGGCTTCACAAGTACGGAACCACGAGGAGCATAGATAAAATTATTTGCAAACCCTTCGCGGTAGAACATATACTGCCATAAGAAATCCTCACGCGATTGCAGCGGGTTTGGTTTGTTGAGCAGCTTCAATCCTTCATCATCGGGGAATTCTTTCTCATCATCATCCACCGATACACATTTCCATTCACCATTAGCGAACATCTCGCATTTTTTGGCGATCGCTAATCCCAAATGCGGGCAATCATTAATGGGTGTAAGTAGATCATCTTTATTCACAACCAGTTCGGGCGTTGCGGAATCAAAGATTTGATTTTGGAAAATTCTATTTAGTGTTGTGTCTTTCGCCCATTGCCATCTGCGGAATAATCCACCGAAAAAGCTATCACGAAAATTGCTGGAATCATGCGCCATGAGTACAAAGGTATAATTTATTTATGAAACCAAAGCCATTTATAACAAACCAAGTCAACGCATTACGAAACGAGATCAATGCCAAACGCCAGCACCCTTCTTGCTATTGCTCTAACCGTCATTCTAAAATCTTCTTTGCAAATATCTACACCGCATTTTGAACAATGCCGCACTACTCGGTTTCGGGTATCACCATCAACCAACTCATGCACTCGGCAAATACCAAGATGCCATTCCCCTGTTCCACAAGTTTTACATTTAGCCACGGAAGTAATGAGAATAAACCCCGTAACGTGTTGCGTCGATGAGGTGATTGAAATTATCTATCGGAGTGTTGATTGAATTGCCATCTATCTGCATCCAGCAGTAATTTGTCTGTTCTGTTTTTAGATTCTTACTTGATGCGGTCATGAATACCCTGTACTCTTTCAGCAGCAATATCCCGGCATTAACAGATCCTTGGCCTTTGCGAGCCGGGGTTATCGTAAGTCCCAATCTTCGTAGTTGCGAAATCATATCCGGGTCATGCTCTGAATATATCGGCTCGTTATTGTATCCGTTTGCTTTGAGTATTTGCAATAAGGTCTTAGGTGCAATTCCTGATTCGTAACAGCATTCATGAATATATATTGATTCGCCAACTCTTGCGATGCGCACCAATGCTGTCGGATCATTCACATAACCAAAATCGATTCCCCATATTACTTTGTCGGTTGGAAAGTCCTTGTCATCGATCACGGACCAATCAGGGAATATCGTGCCGGATAAATTACCTGTTAATCCTCGCGCATATACTCTCCATAATTCAGGGTCTTTGATTCCTTCAATCTCTTTATGCTTTTCTTCGGACAAGAATGGATTGTGTCTGTGATCGGAAATATAAAATTCCGTTCCTGGTTCGTCCTTTATTTTTTCTTGAATCCAGAACTTTGCCGAAGGATTATAATCATAGATGGTTTGAATTTCCGTGCGGCTGTCAAGGTCAAACGCTAATTTATATTTCATCTTATTCGCCTCGTTGATGAAAAGATAATCCCGCTTAGGTCCCGATCCATCCTCGTAAGACTTAAACTGAATTACGCTACCAGTATCGAATGTATAAGTATGCTCAACTAAACTATGCGCGGTGATGCGATGATTAAATACAGGACGAACGAATCGGTCGAAATCGTTTATCGCTCCGTCCTTTAGGTGAGGAAGTGAATATGCCGTTACTGTGAGTTTTAGGTTTGGCACCGTTGAAGCCTTTACAGCGAAGTAGATTAATGTGTTCACCGTTTTCCCTGACCATTGTCCTCCCTGAAGTATCACCCTTCGGGCTTTTGATTGGTTCAGTGCGTAAAAGATGGGCGAAACTTTTAACCGGATTGATTCCATTATTTTGCATCGGGTGAGGGTGATTCAATTAGTTGTACATCAGCCTCGGCAGTTGCAAGCGCAGGAGTAACCGATGGTTCGATGATCACCTGGCGGTTCAATGATTCTCCGGCTGTGGTATGGTCAATGTGTTGTTTAGGTAAACCGTACCCCCTTGACAATAATACCTCTGCGGCTTTGATATTACCCTGCGCTGCGAGTTGCCTCAACTTTGCAACGATTGCCTCCAGTGCAGATTTACCATCCTTCTCTTCTCCAAGTATATCCGCCATGACTTGTTTAAGGTCGGGAAGTTTGGGTCTGCCCTTCGGATTGCCAGACTGTCCAGGTTTAAATGGTGTAAGGTTGTGTACGTTAGCCATACTACAAAGGTAAATATTTTTCTCCGTTCCGTTTTATCTCAATAGTCGGGTCAAGTTTCAGCATCCGGTTAATTATTACTTGGCAGTATTTTGGATCGAGTTCCATGCCATAACATTTACGATTTAGTTGATGGGAAGCGACCATTGTTGTGCCGGAGCCGAGAAATAAATCAGCCACTGTTGATGCTTTGTGATTGCTAATCGCTTTATGCGCGAGAGCAACAGGTTTTTGAGTAGGGTGCATTTTGTTCTGTCCGTCTTTATTTATTTCCCAAATGGTTGTCTCTGTTGTTTTTCCGATAAAATTCAGTTTGCCATTTTTGGGTTTCCAGTATAGACAGGGTTCGTGTTTCTGTTTATAATTTGCATTCAAGGCGCCATACCCTCCATTCTTCACCCAAATAAGCAACGCATGGATTTGTCCCCCACAATCCTCAATGGATTTATAGAGAGTCTGCGCTTTAGTGCCTGCAAACCATGTGTAAATCGGCCCATTAGTTATTGCAATCATCATAGGTATAGAGTCGGCATATATCTGTTCGGAGTGATCGTTTTCCAATTTTTTTCGTTGATCTTTTTTAACACCCGATTTCGTAAACTGAATCCCTCCTGAATAATCCACTCCATACGGAGGGTCCGTGAACACCATATCTGCCATGCCCCCCCCATTAGCTTTCCCACTTCCTCTTCATTCGTGCTGTCTCCGCAGAGCAATCTGTGAGGCCCTATCTCAAACAGGTCGCCCTTCATGATATCGGTTTTTATCTCATCGGGAATCTCAAAATCATCCTCGACCGCTTCATCCACCGTGAACTTAACTGGAATATCCAATCCCCACTCTTCCAACTTAGGAACTTCCCAATTCTCCACCAGCCCCTGCCAGTCCCATTCACCAAATCCCACATTGTCCTTGATTATAAATTCTTTCTTCTGATCTTCGGTAAGGCTATCGGCTCTAATTACCTGCACGGTTGTATATCCCAGGCTCACCAATGCTTTCAATCGCATATTACCGCCAAGCACCACATTGTTTGCATCGATCACCAACGGTCGCAGCTTCAGCATATCTGGAAAATCCTTGATCGATTGGCATAGCTTTTCGAACTTATCATCGCTGATAATCCGAGGGTTGGCATCGTTTGGTTTAATTTCGCTAATTTTTAGTTCTTCCATAAATCACTGTTTTTTCACTGTTTTTATGTAAAGTTACAAATTCCCCACAATCTCCATAAACTGCTCCAAACTGGTAACGACATGATAGCCGATCCCCATTTGTTTGCAGTGATCTTCGAACGCTATCTGATTTTCAGACTGCCCGTTTTTTCGTGGGCCTGTAACCGCTCCAGGTCGCTTCACTTCAAAGAATATCGGAATGGGTAGAACCGGCCCGAATCGGTACTTGGATACCCTGTGGATGATCTGAAGGTCTGCACAACCCGGATAAAGTCCTGTGGCGATCAATCCTGCGCTTGCCATGGCACGACCTTCATTAGGTATGCTGAATATCATGCAACGTGGGGTATGATGGGTCAAACAGAAGGTATTACGGTAATAACGGACTATGGATTGTTGGATGTTGGCCTCTGACCGGTTCGGGTCTTGGGTGGTAGTTAAAATTTCGCTGTTTTTCATTTTGGTTGGGGTCGTTTTGTAGTTTTTTGTATTTTGTAGACAAGTTGTAGTCAAAAATGTAGTTCACTATGAAAACCTACTATACTACCTATATTTTTTTAATAATTTTAATATATAGCTACAAAACTACATTCATTGGGCAAAGTTCTTGGGAAAAGTACTTTCTCCAATAGTTTATTTTGGCGTGTAGTTATGTAGTTTTGTAGTTTTCGATTGTAATACATTAGAAACCAACATCTTGTATTGATTCGGCATCAACTACAATTTTTTGGCGCATTTCTAGGTCTTCTGGTGATAGGAACGATTTTGCCTCAAATTTAAAGGGCCTGCCATTTATGCGGTCCCCAACTCCTAGCGGTTGGTATTTGCACGGGGTATGAGGTTTTATCTTAAATTCCTGCTTTAGTACCTTTCGGATGTAATCGGAATGTATGTTATTATCACGTTGGAACCACGCATCTTTTATATCGTCTGGCATGGCAAATATGGCATCATCAGATG